CCTTAATCGAACCGTCAGCGAGGCGCTTGCGGACGCGCCTGACGCCGGCTGGCGATGCTGTTGGCGAGGGCATTGATAGCTGTCCTGGGGTCCGTCGAGGCTACCCCGCCCGACAAGGTGACGTCTACCTTGTCACGGTCCCAGCGCGGTTGCCTTGGGCCTAAATGGTACGACGGCGCGGGAAGGCGCCCGGCTTTCTGTAGTCGGGCGACGGCATCGGCGCGGACACTGATGTATGTCGCCAGCGCGTCGCGGCATAGCCAGCGCGGGGCGTCACTCATGCGCTGCTGCCTCCACCGCTGCGGCGAGGCGATGCGTTGACGGTCCTCTTGCCGAGGCGTCGCAGCCTGACCTTTACGTCGCCGTCCTTGCTGTAGACGAGCGCATAGTGGGCAGCCTCGCGCTTGCAGAACTCGTATGGCCCCATGCCGCCGGCAATCTCCGCGCCATTCACCAATATCTTGAAGCTGCCCCACTCGACATCAACGTCAGGCATCACTCGCCTCCCTCGCGCGCCGGCTGCGCGGCTGCGACCATGGCGCGGTGCATCGCGGCAATATCCGATGGCCAGCAGTCAATGCGCGTCCTGAACTGCTTCAAAGTCTGTGGCTCTACGGCGAAGGCCGCTTGCAGCATTTCCGCCGTAGCCTCCACCGGCACCACAGCGAACCCCGCGCCCGCGAGCGCGGCTAGGATCGCGTCGGCTTGTCTCAGTGCCATGTGGCCAGGCGTGCCGCCCATCCGAACAGTCATGCGGCCTTCAAGCGCAACCGCAATCACCTCCCGCGCCGTCATCGCCCGGCCTCCCCGCGTGCGCGGATCGCTGCTGCCTGGGTTTCGTGCCAAGTAGAGCGCATGCGCCTAAGCACACCGGCGTTCACGCTTTCCGTGTCTCGTGTCGGCGCGGCGTCGTCTGCTGCGAGCTTGTCGTGCCACACTGCAATCGCCTCCCGCTCCCGCATCACCGCGCGCTGGATCGCCTCGGCCAGCGCGTCGCGTTCGCAAGCCATGGCGTCATGCGCAAAGGCGTGCTTGTCGCGCTCCTCTTCCACCGCCGCCAGGTCATCCAGCAGCGCCAGCACCGCGCCGGGGTGCGCTGCCTGATGAAACGCATCAACAGGATCGGCCGACCGCACGAAAAGCCGCGTGATCTTGATTGCAGCCTGCGCCAGCCGCCGCAGGTTCTCGTGTTCCTCGCTCGTCATCGCTGCGTCTCCCTGCGAATGCGTGTGTTGAACGACAGCGCCGTGTAGTGCCGCCCTTCGTTGCCGGCATCAAGCCACGCGAGATATTCCAAAGCATCGCGCTTCGTCAGGTTTGACGTGTTTTGATAGGTCACATACCGCACTCCAAGGCGGGCGCCGGCGGGCCATGCGTTTGCGGAGTAGTAAAGGCAATCTGATTTGCCGCGCCTCGGGTGAGCCAACTCAATGCGTTGCAGATGCGCCGCGATGCGTTCCGCGATTTCGCGCAACTTGGGTTCCGTGGTCATGCCTGCGTCTCCTTCCGCTTCTGCTTCGCGTAGAACTTCGCGTCCGACAGCGCGAGCGTCACGCCCTGCCTGTCGCCGCCAGCGCGCCAGTGCAGCGCCTCGGACAGCGCCGCAGCCTGCCGCGCCCGCATCGTGGCGCCGTCGCGTGCGTTGCGGATCGCGGCGGCCTGTAGCTCTCCTGATCGGCACGCCAAGCGCCATTGGCGCGTGTGGTGGAGGGATGCGGCGATCATGGGGCACCAACCAACGCAGCCATCATGTTGCGCGCGGTGACGGCGACAGGCGTCGGCTTCGTGGGGGCTTCGGCGCCGGGCTTTACGGCAGCATCGCGCGCCAGATGCTCGACCAGCGCCAGCGCGGAAACCTCGGCAGCCATACGGCGCTGCGCTTCCGGCGGCAGATCGTTCACGCCGTTGGTGGCGCCGATCAGCGTCCGCTTGGCGCGGCGGGCTGTGCTGCGGATATGCGCGCGCGCCGTGCTGCCAACCGTCTCCGTCGCGCGCTCTGCGGACATACGCCGCAGGCCGATGGATCGTTCGGACAAAAACGCCGCGCCATTCTCGCGCAGCGCCACGTTGCGAGCGGATGCCAAGACGTGGCGGCATGTCGTGATGTCGCGACCAATGGCGGCGCTCATGGCGCCGAACGTCACGACATCACCGATTGGGGTTGCGGCCAGCATGTCCGCGACGGCGCGGGCATCTGCGGAAAGTTCGGTTGCGATCATGTTGGGTTCCTTGATGGGTGGAAGCGTTGCGTTGAGTAGAGCCGAGTAGCGTAGCAGTGCGACGCGCAGGGTCGCGGTGCGCAGCGGATAACCAGTTTCCCGGCCATCCCGCAGCCCGTCACCGGGCAACGGGAGGGTCGGAGCGTTGCGTTGCGTTGCGGGGCGCGGCGTCGCGAAGCGAGGCGCAGCGAGGCGGAGCGCAGCGAGGCGGGGTATTAAGCCGCCAGCTTGCGGTTATCCGCCCATGCCAGCGCCTCAATCCTGAAGCGGCCATTCGTGCCGCCCTTCTCAGGGCGGAAGCGGCCGATGCCAATGAACATCCCGGCAATCTCGACCATCTCGCGGAACACGGGTTCGGTGATGATCGGATCGAGGATGTAGATATCGAACGTCGCGCGCCATTCCGGCATGATCGGGAAGCGGCGCTGCACACGGCGCCCGCTGCCTCGGATGCCATCGGCGTTCGCGCTGATGGTAATGGACGACACGGAAGCCGGGTCGATGTTCAGCGCCGGGTCTTCAAGAAGCGCGATGCCGGCTTCAAACTTCTTCGTCCATGTCGCCTTGCCCTGCCCGGGAATTTGCCGCTTGGAATACTTGGCGGCGGCGGCAATAGACTGTTGCAGCCCATGCGCTGGCAGGACGATGGTCGCGGCGCCGTGGCGCGTGGCGACGTTCAGCTTGGACCGCCATGTGCGCGCGTCAAAGGCGTCATGGCTTTCGCCTTCAAGCTTGGGGTCGTCGTGCTGGCGGGACTGCGAATATGGCGTCAGGCCAACGAGCGTCAGGGTTGCGACGGATGCTTGCATGTTATGGTTCCTTGTGGGTAGGCGTTGCGTCGTGCGGCGGTGCGGTGCGTAGCGCGGCACTGCGGAGCGGAGAGGCGGTGGATAGTCGGTTCCCCGGCCATCCCGTTGCCTGCGGACAGGCGGCGGGAGGGTCGAAGCGTTGCGGTGCTTTAAGTAGCGGCGCGATGTGTTGCGTGGTGATGCGGCGCGCAGCGACGCGTGGTAGTGCGTCATGGAACCATGCGGCTCCCGGTTCGGTAGCCGGGAGCCGCACAGGATCACCTCGGCACCGCCAGCAGCGCAGCAACCCGCGCCGCCTCCGCGTGCCCGCCGTCAGGTCGCAACATGGTGCAGCAGCCAAGCTCGTTGGCCAGCGTGCGGACGTGCGCCGTGTCGCTGAGCCAGTCGCGCGCCTCGGCTTGCCGTTCCAGCAGGTGCCGCGTTGTGTCGGCGTCCAGATCAACAAGGCTGTTGGCGACAACGGCCAACTCGCGTTGCATCAACGGCGACGCGCCGGGGATCAGCGAGGACACCATGACATAGGCAGCGCGCAGCACTTCGCGCGCTTCCTCGACCTCGGTCATGCGCGGCTCGTATGCGCCGTGCGCCTCGACGGCAGTGGCGAAGTAAAAGCCCTGTTCCGGCGCTTGCAGGCGCGGCCATGCGGCCACGCGCGGGGTTGCGATGTGGTTCATGGCGTTTCGTCCTCATGCGGCGTTGCGGGCGCAAGCATCCAATGCGTCGGCGGGATTAGGCTGGTATCACCCGGTTCCTCGCAATCTTCGATCCACTCGCCGGCCTCGACGTGCCACGCGCCGACCGCACGCCAGCGAATGCCGCTGTCCTGGTCTTCGTTCCACCAGCCCGTGAGAAGCAACGGCGTCCCGTCCTTCGGCGCCGTCTCAATGGGCTTCCACGCTTGCGCCTCCCGCAGCGCCGCGACATGGCCGCGCAGCCGCGCGATTTCCGCAGCCGCCGCCGCGTGCGAGGTGAGGGGTTCGGCGCGCTCAACACAGTTGTCGCTGTTCCACGCGCGAGCGTCGCCGTAGTCGCCGCACACGGGGCACGGTTGATCCGGCTCCACCTGTAGCCGATGGTCGCCCCCGTTGTATGGGCAACGCGCGCTCATGCCACGCCATCCCGCAGCGCCGTTGCCAGCGCATCCAGCGCCTCTGTCACATCGTCGGCGAACGCGAACGTCGCGCCATCGCGCCCGACGCCATGTGGATGCAGCGACGCGCACGCAGCGCCTCCAGTGCAGCCACGCGACCGGAGCGTCACCATCGCCACGGCGCTGTGGCCGGCGCTGGCTGCCATGGCATCGAGCCGCGCGAGAATGGCCGGCTCGTCCAGCGCGACAGGATGCACGGGGCGGGCAAGCGTGCTAGCGAGGAGGCGCGGGATGGCGTGGCCAGTAATCTGGCAGACCTCGGCGGCGCTCACAGCGCGGACGCCTTCGCCAAGGCGCGGGCCTGCGCCTCAGCCACCGTCGCGCTGCCGGCGAAGTAGCCGCCAACGCGAAACTTAAATTCACCTTCGGAGCGTTGCGTCCAGACAATGCCGCGCACTTGGCCGGTGCGGGTCTCAAGGCGCAGATTGCCTTCGGGCGTCTTGCGCCAAACCAGATTGGCGGCGGCTGGCGTCTCTTGGTCGGGCTGCATCGCTGGCATCCTCTGTGGATGCCTGCATTAAGGCGCTTAACGGATGCCTCGTCAAGCGGATACTTAAGCGCTCTGCGCGCGGTCTTGCGCGGCAGTTGCTATTGAGGGCTTGCGTCGGCGCCATTAAGCATCTTAAGGTGCCGCCATGGACATTCACCGGACCCTTTACACCACACGGGGCGCATGTGCCGCAGTAGCTGGCGCCCTAGATATTTCTCAGGCTGCGGTGTCGCAGTGGCGCTTGCGCGGCATTCCGGCCGACCGCTTGCCTGCCGTCGAGGCCGCGCTTAAGGCGTATCTAGAGACGCTCGGCATCGTAGCTGTTGAGGTTGCGTCGTGATTTTCAGCGGCACACGTTTCTGCGGTTCGTGCCGCAAGAAAAACGCCCGGTCCCTCGGCAAAGGGACCGGGCGCTACGCAAACGCTTGAAAGGACCGACCAAGTGAAAAATAGCAACAGTAACTGCGTGGTGCAAGCGCCAAGCGCAGCACGGAGATCCGCAATGAGTGAGCGCGGGTTGAACAGACAGACACTTGCTGCACAGAGGATATGGAGTAAGCCTAGTGCGACCGTGCCCGCAGCGCGGTATCGCGGCGGTAAGCATCCGCCGATGGCGCGCGGCGAAGGGCTTTGGCGTCGCGAGGATTTCCTGACGCAGGCAGGCGCCGTCAAGCTGGGCGAAATTGCGCGCGCCGCCTGGGCCGCGCAGGGGAAAGATGTGCCATTCATTGTCGTGCAGGTCACGACGGTGACGCACGGCGATCCGATGTTTGCGCCTAGGTTCCCAACGCTCGTGAACGGGATGCCGGTAACATGAACGGCGATCCGGACGATCTTGAATGGCGCGTGATGGACGCCGAAGCGTCGCGCGACATGTGGCGCTGCGTGTCGGGCATCCTGTTTCTCCTGTGGGTCGCGGCGATGCTCGTGATTTGGCGCGGGGCGATACCATGAGCGCGCGCAGCTACTCCGCATTTCTGGCCGGTAAGCAGCCGCGCCCTCTGGCCGTTGGGCTGGACGTGGTGCCGCCGATCAACCCGGCGCTGTTCCCGCATCAGCGCGATTGCGTCGAGTTCGGCTTGCGGATGGGCAGGTTTGGCCTGTTCCTTGATACCGGCCTAGGCAAGACGCTGTGCGAGTTGGAATGGAGCAAGCACGCTGCCGCCGCGTCGAACGGCTACGCGCTGATCCTGGCGCCCCTAGCCGTCGCGGCGCAGATCGCACGCGAGGGCGTCAAGTTCGGCTACGACGCTCGCGTCATTCGCGACCAGTCGGAGGCGCGGCCGGGCATCAACATCTGCAACTATGACCGGCTTGACCGCCTGGACACGGATGCATTCGGCGCCGTCGCGCTGGATGAAAGCAGCATCCTCAAGAGCTTTACCGGCAAGACGACGCAATCGCTGATCGCGGCATTCAAGCATCATCGCTTCCGCCTTGCCGCGACCGCGACGCCTGCGCCGAACGATCACATGGAGCTAGGCAATCATGCTGAGTTCCTGGGCGTGATGACCGGCAACGAGATGCTGTCGCGGTTCTTCATCAACGACAGTTCGACGGCTTCGCAGTCTTGGCGGATCAAGCGCCACGCGGAGCGCGAGTTTTGGGACTGGATGGCGTCATGGTGCCGCATGGCTGAGACGCCAGCGGATCTTGGCCACGACGCATCCCGCTACGTGTTGCCGCCTCTCCGCGTGCATCGGCACAAGGCGGCGGGCGACATTCGCGCGGCGGCTGGTGAGTTGTTCGCCGGCGAAGTTAGCGCGACGACGATGCATGATGTCAAGCGCCAGACTGCGGAGGCTCGCGCCGCGATGTGCGCGGGGCTGGTGCCGAGCGACGATGCTTGCGTGATCTGGTGCGATACCGATTACGAAGCCGACGCCATCCGCGCCGCCATCCCCGGCGCCGTGGAAGTGCGCGGCTCGCACGACGCGGACAGGAAAGAGGCGACGTTGGCAGGCTTTGCCGATGGCACGCATCGCGTGGTGGTCACTAAGCCAAGCGTCGCCGGTTTCGGCATGAATTGGCAGCATTGCGCCACGATGATCTTTGCCGGCCGCAGTTTCTCCTACGAAGCTTGGTATCAGGCTGTTCGTCGCTGCTGGCGGTTCGGCCAGGTGCGGCCCGTTGACTGCCATCTGATCGTTGCCGAGGGCGAAGACCAGATCGGCCGCGTGATCGACCGCAAGAGCGCGGACCACACGACGATGAAGCGCGCGATGGCTGCGGCGATGCTTCGCGCCAACGCGAAGTCGTCCGAAACCCGCGTCACTTACAACCCAACCCACACGACGGAGTTGCCGACATGGCTGCGATCCGCTGTTTGAATAGCGCCGAGAGCGCCAGCTACAAGGCGATCCACGGTGATTGCGTCGATGTGGTCGGGCAGTTGCCCGACGCATCCATCGGCTTCTCTGTTTACTCGCCTCCGTTCGGTTCGTTGTTCGTTTATTCGGACAGCGCCGCCGACATGGGCAACAGCGCGACGGATGACGAGTTCGCCGCGCACTACCGCTATCTCGTGGCGCAGATGTTCCGCGTGACGATGCCGGGCCGGTTGACCGCCGTGCATTGCACCGATCTGCCTATGACCAAGTGGCGTGATGGTGAGATCGGCATCAAGGACTTCTCGGGCGACATCATACGCGAGCACATCGCCGCCGGATGGGTGCTTCATTCGCGCGTGACGATTTGGAAGTGCCCCGTGGTCGAGATGACCCGGACCAAGGCGCATGGCCTGCTCTACAAGACACTCAAGTCCGACAGCGCACGCTCGCGCATGGGGATGCCTGACTACCTGCTCGTATTCCGCAAGCCGGGCGACAACCCCGCGCCCATCGTCCACCGGCCCGAGGATTTCCCCGTGTCGCAGTGGCAGGAGTGGGCGTCGCCGGTCTGGATGACCGTCAACCAGACGCGCGTCTTGAACGTCAAGGCCGCGCGCGAGCAAGCAGACGAGAAGCACCTTTGCCCGCTGCAACTCGATGTGATTGAGCGCGCGTTGGCGATGTGGAGCAATGCCGGCGATGTCGTCCTGTCGCCGTTTATGGGGATCGGCAGCGAGGGCGATTGCGCGCTGCGGATGGGCCGGAAGTTTATCGGCACGGAGTTGAAGGAAAGCTACTGGCGCCAGGCGTGCCGCAATCTCGACGGCGCCGAGCGTAACTCGTCCACCCTGTTTGATCTGGTGGCGGCGGAATAATGAGCGCCGCGCACCACAACAGCTACGATGCCGGGTTCTCTCCCTCCTCCGCGCGCGTGGAGCCGCCGGCCGACTGTGCATCTGCGCGGGCCGGCGGTCACTTGGCGCCGGGGGCGTGCGCACCGGCCGCCCCCGGCGCTCTTTCTGAGCAGCGGGCCAAGACGCTGCGTGAGCAAGGCATGCTGTGGAAGCAGGTAGCAGCCGAACTTGGTTGCTCGATCCGATGGGCGCAAACGCTCTGCAAAAGGGCCGGGGCTGCATGCGATCCATCGCGGTGGAGCCCGGAGCAGGTTGCGACGCTGGTCAACATGCG